TTCGGCCTAGCCGTGACATTCGGCTGGGTAAAGAAGAAGGGCGGGCACCGCCGGTTCCGTGAAAGCTACTGGGAAGTGCCCAGGAAGAACGGTAAGTCTGTTGTCGCCGGCGGCGTGGGGATCAGCATGTTCGTCGCCGATGGCGAGTTCGGTGCCGAGGTATACGCCGGTGCGACCACGGAGAAGCAAGCGTGGGAGGTTTTCCGGCCGGCCAAGCTGATGGTTAGCAAGTCGCCGATGCTGATTCAGGCTGCCGGCATCGAGGTGAATGCCTCGAACATGAACATCCCGTCCGACTTCAGTCGCTTCGAACCCCTGATCGGCAATCCTGGCGACGGTGCATCGCCGAGCTGCGCCATCGTCGATGAATACCACGAGCACCCAACGTCGGCCCAGTACGACACCATGCTCACAGGCATGGGCGCAAGGCGTCAGCCGCTGATGTTCATCATCACCACGGCCGGCGCCGACATTGAGGGCCCTTGCTACGACAAGCGCCGCCAGGTCGTCGAGATGCTGGCCGGTACGGTGCCGGATGAAGAGTTGTTCGGCTGGATCTGGACGCTCGATGAGGGCGACGACTGGACCGATCCGAAGATGCTGGCCAAGGCCAACCCGAACCACGGCGTCTCGGTGTTTCAGGAGTACCTGGAAAGTCAGCAGGCCAGGGCCATTCGCTCGGCGCGCTTCGCCAACACGTTCAAAACCAAGCACCTCAACCTCTGGGTGAGCGCCAAGTCCGGCTTCTACAACATGGAAAGCTGGAAGGCCTGCGAAGATACGTCGCTGACTCTGGAGCAGTTCGAGGGGCAGGAGTGGATTGCCGGTTTCGACTTGGCGCGCAAGCTCGATATGAACTCAAGGGCCAGGTTGTTCTGGCGCGTCATTGATGGGAAGAACCACTACTACAGCATTGCGCCGAAGTTCTGGGTTCCATACGACACCGCCTTCAACACCGATAACAAGCGGATGGCTGAGCGCTTCCAGGCCTGGATTCACTCCAAGCATCTCGATGTGACTGACGGTGCAGAGGTCGACTACCGCGAGATCCTCGAGGATACCAAGGAGGCCAACCATCACGCCCCGGTGCGTGAGTGCCCGATTGACCCGCACGGCGCTACCGGGCTCAGCCACGATCTGGATGACCAAGGTTTCAATCCAGTCACGATCACGCAGAACTACACCAACATGTCGGACCCGATGAAAGAATTGGAAGCCGCGATTGAGGCTGGTCGTTTCCATCATGACGGCAATCCGATCATGACCTGGTGTATTGGCAACGTTATCGGTAAGAACTTGCCCGGCAATGATGACGTCGTGCGCCCTATTAAGCAGGGCGATGACAACAAGATCGACGGCGCTGTCGCGCTGATCATGACGATAGGGCGCATCCTGGCAAACGCTGAGGTGCAAGGCTCTGTCGACGACTTCCTCTCCAGACCGATGAGCATGTAATGGCAGATACCGACTACAGCATCGACCTGCGCACGCGCAGTCCATTCTGGGCGCGTATGGCGAGCTTCTTTGTCGGCGGCCGCCTGGTTACACCTGAAAAAGGTTCGCAGACAGGCCCCGTGTCAGCCCAGGGTGTAGTGGGTGATTCGGTCGTCAACGATGAACGTTCGCTCCAGATATCCACGGTGTTCGCATGTGTAAGGCTGATTTCCAGCGTCACCGCGTGCATGCCCTTGGATGTATTTGAAACAACGGATGATGACCGCAGGAAGGCGGATCTCAATAATCCTCTGGCGCGGTTGCTGCGCTATAGCCCCAACTCTTTCATGACCGCTTTCGACTTCCGCGTGTCGATGACGATGCAGCTCTGTTATTACGGCAACGCTTATGCACTGATCGAGCGGAACAGCACTGGTGATGTGATCAGCCTTGTCCCGCTTCTTTCAGCCAACATGGACGTCAGGCTGGAAGGCCGCAAGGTTGTGTATCGATATCGCCGCGACAATGAGTACGCGGACTTTAAACAATCAGAAATCTTCCACCTCAAAGGGTTCGGCTTCAATGGTCTCGTTGGGCTATCCCCGATCGCGTTTGCAGCTAAGAGCGCAGGTGTGGCGGTGGCGATGGAGGATCAGCAGCGAGATTTCTACGCGAACGGGGCGAAGTCTCCGCAGTTGCTGATGACCGGTGATGGCAAGGTTCTCAATAAAGAACAGCGCGCCCAGGTTGAAGAGAACTTCAAGGAGATATCCGGCGGGCCGGTGAAAAAGCGGTTGTGGATCCTTGAGGGCGGCTTTACCACCCAGGCTATTGGTGTGAGCCCGCAGGACGCTGAAACGATGGCTGCGCGGAAATTTCAGGTTAGCGAGCTGGCCCGATTCTTTGGTGTGCCTCCCCACCTGGTGGGCGATGTCGAAAAATCTACCAGTTGGGGGTCCGGTATCGAGCAACAGAACCTCGGCTTCCTACAGTACGCCCTTGATCCCTACTTGGAGATCTGGGAGTGCAGCATCCTGCGCTGGCTCGTAAAACCGTCTGACCTAGGCCGGGTTCATGCTGAGCACAACCGCGACGGCCTTCTCAGTGGTGACTCTACCGCCAGGGCGAACTACATGAAAACGCTGGTTGATACCGGCTTGCTGACGATCAACGAAGGTAGGCGAGTCAACAACCGCCCGCCCGTTGCCGGTGGCGATGTCGCCACCAGGCAGTCGCAGAACGTACCTCTTACCCAACTTGGCCAAACAAACCCCGCACCCCGCGGGGTTTAGTTTTCTGGAGCTGCCAAATGTCAAACATTCAAAAGACCCTGGCGTTCGCTGAGGCTGAGATCAAATTCGATTCCGGCGGAAAGGTTGGGGTTTTCGAGGGATATGCCAGCGTTTTTGATGTGATCGATTCGGATGGAGACATCATCCTTCCAGGCGCCTTTAAAAAAGCCTTGAGCACGCAGAGCCGGCAGGTTGGCATGTTCTTCAATCACCAAACCTACGGTTTGCCGGTGGGCAAATGGCAGTCGCTTGAAGAGGACAGTAAAGGCTTGATCGTTCGCGGCGAGTTGACACCAGGTCTTTCTGTTTCTAACGACCTTCGCGCCGCGATGGAACACAAGACTGTTGAGGGCATGTCCGTCGGTTTCACTGTGATGAAAAACGATTTCGACATGATCGCCACCGGGCGCGCGTTTAAAAGCGTGGCGGCCCTTCGGGAGATCAGCATTTGCACGTTCCCGGCCAATGAAATGGCAACGATCGAGTCCATGAAGTCCATGGAGTCGATCACAACTATTCGCGACGTTGAGCACTGGCTGAGGGATTCGGTCGGTCTATCCAAGTCGCAAGCTCTGGGCCTTGTAGCCCGGATTAAGTCCGCAGTTCGGAGCGATTCCGAAGGTGGCGAAATCACCGCGATCCTTGATCGCCTTAAGTCCTTCCCATCTGTAGGAAAATAAACCATGTCCGAATTGGCCCAGATCCAAAAGGCTATCGAAGAGTCGCAAAAGAACATGACTGAATTGTTCGATGCGCAGAAAAAAGAAATTACCGAGACCGGTGCGGTCAGTAAAAAGCTGCAAACTGATCTCCAGGCCGTCCAGGAAGAGCTGACCAAATCCGGTACTCGCCTGTTCGACCTGGAGCAAAAGCTTGCCGCCGGCAACCTCGACAATCCCGAAACGAAGAAGTCTTTCGCAGAGCAAACTGCGATCGACCTTCAAAAGTCCTGGGACGGCAAGTCGTCCGGAAAGGTCGACGTCAAGAGCTTCAACAAGCAACTGGGCAGTACAGCCGGCTCTGCCGGTGCGTTGATCGAACCACAGCGCAACGCCGGCATCCTGATGCCTGGTCTGCGTCGCCTCACCATTCGCGACCTTCTGGCGCAGGGCCGCATCAGCTCCAACTCTTTGGAATATGTTCGCGAGAACATCTTCACCAACAGCGCCGCGCCAGTCGCCGAGGGCAACCTGAAGCCTGAGTCCAATCTGACCTTCACCAAGGAGACGGCGAACGTCAAAACTATCGCTCACTGGATCCAGGCATCGCGCCAAGTCATGGACGATGCGCCGATGCTCGAGTCGTACGTTAACAACCGCCTGCTGTTCGGATTGGCGTTGGTGGAAGAAGGGCAGTTACTGAACGGTGACGGCACCGGTGACAACCTGACCGGACTGAATAAGGTGGCCACTGCATACGACGCAACGCTGAACGTGACCGGTGACACCCGCGCCGACAAGATTGCCCATGCGATCTTCCAGACCAGCGAGTCCGAGTTTGAAGCGTCCGGCATCATCCTCAACCCGCGTGACTGGCACGCAATCGCGCTGTTGAAAGATGCGGATGGTCGCTACATCTTCGGCGGCCCAGCTGCATTTGCCGCCAAGGTCATGTGGGGCCTGCCGGTAGTCGCTACCAAGGCCCAGGCCCTGGGCACGTTTACCGTTGGCGGCTTTGACTTGGCATCTCAGGTCTGGGACCGCATGGATGCAACCGTCGAAGTCAGTCGCGAAGATCGAGACAACTTCGTCAAGAACATGCTGACCATCCTCTGTGAAGAGCGCCTGGCCCTGGCTCACTACCGGCCAACCGCGATCATCACCGGTCCTTTCGCAACCGCAGCATAAACGAGGCCGGGGCAGGCAACTGCCCCGATTGCGTCATGATCAAGATTCGAGCGTTGCGCCAGTTTTCGCACTATCACGCCGGCAACTTCAGCCAGTTCGAAGTTCGTGAAGTAAAGGACGAATATGCCGAGGCGTTGATCGGGTTGGACTTGGCAGAAGAGGTTGAGGCCGATCCAATCTTGGAGCCAGAGCCAGAGCCAGAGCCAGAGCCAGAGCCAGAGCCAGAGCCAGAGCCAGAGCCAGAGCCAGAGCCAGAGCCAGAGCCAGAGCCAGAGCCGACCACCGAAAACCCCAAGAAGGCAGGCGGCAAAAAATGAGCATCCCTGTCACCGATCTGCTGTCGATTGCCTTGATGCGAAAGCATCTTCGCGTCGACCATGAAGACGATGACGACCTGATCGAGCTCTACGCTGAATCGGCCCTGGCTTGGGCGCTGTGGTATTGCGATAACCCGGCGCTCAAGTTGGTGGCGGATTTCCCGGCTTCGTTCAAGAACGCGCTGCTGCTTTTGCTGGGGCACTCGTACTCAACTCGCGAGGCGGTCGTGATCGGCACCATCACTGCGGAATTGCCGATGGGGGTTGAGTCATTACTGTGGGCTTCCAGGAACTTTCGCGGCGTGATTGATCCCGCGCCCGAGGAGGTGCCATGAGAGCCGGACAGCTACGTCACCGCTGCATGCTGCAAAGACCCAGTCGCGTAAAAAACACGACAGGAGGTTTCGACGTCGCCTGGATTGACCTCGGCAAGATTTATTCGGAGATCACCCTGCCTACAGGCAGAACCGCGCCAGTGGCTGAGCAAGTGAAAGCGCTTGTCACGGCAGAGATCATTATCCGGCCCAGGGCTGATGCTGTGCCGGGGAATCGACTGGTGCATACGGCAAACGGAATCGCCACCACCTACCTGATCGAAGCCGCGCTCCCGAACAACGAGCGCGACATGCTTCGACTGCTCTGTTCAAACGTACCCAATCCATAGAGGTGAATCATGAGAGTAGTTGCCCTGGGCACTCTTTCCGGCGCTACCGGCGACCGGGAAAAGGGTGAAGAATTCACGGTTGACGCCAAGCTTGGTGCCGACCTGGTGGGTCGCGGCTTGGTCGGGCCTGCGCCCGATTCGTCGCCAGCCGGTGAAAAGGCCGGAAAGGCCAAGGAGTAATCCATGGCCGCCCGCCGCTCGCGCATGTCCGGCGATTTCAAGCTTCGCCGCACGCTACGCACACTCCATCAATCCATGGATAACGAGCTGGCACCGGTGATGCGCGACAGTGCCGATCGCATTCTTTCGACGATGAAGAACCTGATCCCGAAAGACACTGGTGCGGCTGCTGCCGCGCTGACGGTGTTTGTTTCGCAAAGCGGCCTTGACGCCCAGATCGGTATCCGTGGCAAGAAGAACAAGCAACGGTTCTTCTACATGCGGTTTGTCGAGTACGGGACCAAGGGCTACACCGGCAACAAGCGTGCCGGTGGCAGAACTCGCCGACCGACTAATAAGGCCGACGGCTCAAACTTCTTTGGCAAGTATCCGGACATCCCGGC